ACGAGGACTACCGCGAGTGCGACAACCCCGTCCAGGAGTCCTGCTACGTCCTCAGCGAGGCGTACTTCCATGCGATGGGCGGGCAGGACAGCGACCTTGACATCTACTGCCTGTCGTGGGCCGACGTCGACGAGACCTACGACGGCTCGCACTGGTTCCTCCGACGCAACGCCGGCGAGGCGATGCACCAGGGCCCCGTGATCGACCTGTCGCTGCCCGACGTCCAAGCTGGCGGCTCTATCCCGCGGACGTCGGCGACGCGCCGGGCGTTCATCACCGGGTACAGCCCGTCCAACCGCACCGAGCGCGTCCTCGCTGCGCTCGACATCGACTACTGAAAACAAACTCAACTCCATGGACGTCACCGAAGACGAGCTGGTCGGCGAGCCGCTCGACCAGGTCCCCCAGCAAGACCCGACCGGCGAGGCCTGCATGGGCCGCCGGTCGGAAAAACAGGACGGCGAGTCGGTTTTCGTCGGCTACTGCGGGGCCTGGCCGGGCAAGGGGACCGACCACGTCGGCGAGGGCCGCTGCTCGAAACACGGCGGCGCCGGCGGCGCTCCCGAAGGCAACGACAACGCCGAGGGCAACGACGGCGGGTCCGCTCCCGAGGACAACGCGAACGCGGTCACACACGGCGCGTACGCCGACTGCAACTCCTACTACCAGAACGTCCTCACCGACGAGCTGCGGGAGTTCGTTGACGACGTCTTCGCAGACTACTTGGAACGCTACCGAGAGCTCCACGGCGACCCGCCGCTGGGCATCGAGTCCGAGCTCTTCCGCGTCTCAGTTACACACGCGAAGGACATCGGCCTCGACCGCTGGGCTGACGAGAAGCCAGTCGGCCTGGAGAGCGGGCACCCGCTCGTCGACGAGGAAACGAACATCGTCCCCATCGGCGATGGACAGACCGAGACCCAGCGCCAGTACAAGGAGTCCGTCGTCCTCGCCGCCCAGAAGCGCTTGTCGACTGACCGGCGGCAGTGGCTGAAGGACCTCGGACTCCTGGAGGACCCGCAGTCACAGACAGCCAACGCCGTCGAGGGGATCATCTCCGTCCTGAGCTCGGAGGTTGATAACTGATGTCGGCAACTGAGGCAAAACAGGAGCTTCGCCAGCTGGCAAAAGCCGACCGTTCCGACCGCGTCAAGCGGCTCTTCAACTTCGACGCGTTCGACTACCAGGCGGCCATCCTCGACGACCCGTCGCCGGACGTCGTCACAACGTGTGGCCGTCAGGTCGGGAAGACTGAGACCGGCGGCGCGCTTGGCGCCGATGCGTTCGTCTGCTCGGACGGTCACGATATCATGTTCGCGGCGAAGTGGCAGGAGACCGCCGACGAGATGCTCCGGCGGGCGAAATCACACCTCGCCAACGCTGGTTTCGGTGAGGATCACCCCGAGATCGTCACCTGGAACAAGACCGAGGTGGAGTCCATCACCGGCGCGCGGCTGTATTCGAAGACACTGAAGGTCGCTGACGGCGAGGCCGGCGACAACCAGCGGGGGAAGCTCCCCCGGGTCGTCATCATCGACGAGTCCGCGCTCATCCTCGCCGACGTCATCGAGCAGGTCATCCGGCCGATGTTTCTCACCCACGGGGACGACCACGAGCTCTACCTGTTCTCGACGCCGCGTGGGAAACAGGGCTTTCACTACGAAAAGCACGCCAACGACGACGCCTGGTCTGAGCACCATGTTCCCAGCAGCGCCAGCCCGCTTATCGACGACGACTACCTCGAAGCCGAGCGCGAATCCGTCGACGAACTCACGTGGCGCCAGGAGTACCTCGGCGAGTTCATCGACCTCGGCGAGGTCTACATCTCGCGAGACGCCTACAGAAAGTGCGTCACTGGTGGCGTTCCCGAACTGGGCGGGCAGCGATACCTCGGCGTTGACGTCGCCCGCAAGGGCAACGACCGGACGGTCTACATGGGCATGGACGCCGCCGGCAACACGGTACCGCTGGACTCCGAATCCATCTCGGACGTCAAGGGCATCGTCGACCGCATCGGAACGCTGCACAAAACCCACCAGTTCCAGGCGGTCGGCATTGACGAGAACGCCGTTGGGGGCGGGGTGGTCGACTTCGCCATCTTCGACGTCGACGACGCGATGAATCCGATTCCGTTCTCGACGAAAAACAAGAGCCAGATGTACCGGAAGCTGAAAGGCGACCTCGAATCCGCCGACCTGGCGCTGCCTGATCCTGCGTCGTCCGACCATGCCGACCGCCTCCGTACGGAGACGGTCAACCTGCAGTACGACTACACGGCAAACGGCCACCTCCAGGTGTCGCACCCACCCGGCGGTCGCGATGACTACGCCGACGCGCTGGCCATCGCGAACTGGGTCCGGGAAAACGCAGTGAAGAAGACGACCCGGCGCCGGTCGGGCTCCTCGCCCTCGAAAGGAAACCTCAGATAACACATGTCTACAGCACCATCTGGCCCGATCCGTGGCCGCGTCGAAGCGCTCGCCAGCTCACTCCGGCAGTCGGTCGAGACGGTCACGCGCAACTCTCGCATTTTCATCGAGAGCAGCGACGTCGACGACCTCAACCCACCGGAGGACATCGACGAGTACCACGAGCTCTACAAGGAGCTCGGCATCATCCGAGCGAACCTCAACAAGTTTGTTCGGGACGTCACCGAGCCCGGCGTGCGTATCGAGGCCGACGACGACGCGACTGAGGCGTACTTCATGGGTGGTGACGAGGCGCCCGACTTCGCCCCGTCTGGTGGGTTCGTGCAAAACTGCGCGGTCATCGCCGGCGAGAAGCGCCAGCCGTTCTACCCGTACCTCCAGGCTGACGTCCTGCTTCGCTGGACACAGGGCACGACGCTCAACGAGTACCTCAAACCCGACGGCGAAGAGGAAGACGAACAGCCGCCCATCACGGGCTTCAAGCACATCAGGCCCGAGACCGTGTCGGCGCGGACGTACGCGAACAAGAACATCCTCCTGGATGCCGACGATACGGAAACGGCCGAGCAAGACGAGATAACGAAACGCGGCGAGGCAGCCGCGTACGTCCAGTTCGACGACCAGTCCATCGTCGGCCGGCGCAACGACGGGATGGACGAAGACGAGGTCTACCTCAGCCAGAACGACGTCCTCAAGCGGACGCTGGACCCGGACATTGGCGGCGACGAAGCGACCGAGGAGGGCATCTTCGGGACGCCCATCATCGCGGCTGTCGACGACGACGCAGAGGAGTACCGCGAGATCAAGCGTGACCGGGCGCGGGCAATCAAGACCAAAGCGTACGGCGTCTGGTCGGCCCAGTTCAACACGCAGGTCACGGAGACGCCCGACGAGTTCATCCTCGAGGAGTGGGACCAGGACGAACAGAACGACTGGGTCAGCGACGTCGACGGTCTGGGCCCTGGTGACATCATCGCCCACGACGGCAGCATCGACCTCGACCAGTGGGAACCAAGCGTGCCCGAGCTGGAGGGGCCGCTGGAGCACTACGTAAGCGATATCCTCGCGCCGCTGCCGGCGCCGAAGTACGCGACGGCGTTCGGCGAGTCCATCGCGAACCACGTCTCGGACCGGCAGGAGAACGCCTACCAGGACACGATCACCGAGGAGCGCCGGGCGGCCGAGCGTGACTGGACGCAGGCGTTCCGCGAGGTCGCCGAGCGCCACCCCGACCTGGACGCCACCGGTGTTGAGGTCAAGATAGCGCCGAAGCAGTCGGACAACCCCATCGCCTCACTGGATGACGGCGAGATAGCAAAGATGGAGACGTTCATGAAGGCACTGGGCAACGGGCTTGGCGACGTCCCAGTCGACGCCGTCCTGGACGTCCAGCAGTTTTTGATGACGACCATGGACCTGCCCGAGGAGGTCTTCGCCGGCGGGGAGGTCGACGTCGACGAGTCCGACCCCAGTATCGAGGACATGGTCCCAACGGAGGGGGGTGATTCGTGAGCGCCACTGCCAGCGATGAACCGGTGTTCGAGCCAACTACTCGCCACAACCAGCTGGTCGAGCGGGCCGACGCTCGCGACGAACCGACTAGAACGAAGACCCTGCGCAAGCGCTACGCCCAGGGCCTCCGGGGCGCGCTGGCTGGCATCCGGGCAGCGCTCCGAGAGGGCGTCGCCGAGAACGATGCCCTGGGGCTGGAGGCGTTGGCCTCGACGCCCCGCGCCGGTCAGTTCGAGTTCACGACCGACGCGCAGAAGGCCGACGCCGCAGAGCGCTGGCTGGAGCGCCAACTCCAACAGGACGTCCTCGCCCAGTACGGCGGGGAGAACCAGTATATCGAACAGGCGTACGTCAAGGGGCGGGAGGACCCCCAGGCCAAACTGAACGCCCTCGGGGCCGGTGCCGAGATGTCGTCAGCGACGGCCGCGGTCCGCCTACCGGTCCACCAGGAGCAACTCACCCAGCTCTACTCGCGCAACCTCTCGGAACTCCAAGGGCTGACCGACGACCTCGGACGCGACCTCCGACGCGAGCTCACCGAAGGCCTTGCCAGCGGCGAGGGGCCACGCGATATCGCCCAGAACCGCCTGACCGACATCATCGGCCAGGTCGAAGACGGCACGCCGCGGGCGGCGATGAATCGGGCCACGATGATTGCCCGGACGGAGCTGATGTCGAGCCACAACTGGGGCCGTCTCAAAGAGTGGGAGCGCGCCGGCGTCCAGCGCGTCGACGTCATCATCGCCGCGACGGCCTGCGCGCAGTGCCAGGCCTACAAAGCCGGCGCGCCATACCCGGCCAGCGAGGCCTACGGGAACCTGCCGCGGCATCCTAACTGTCGGTGCTCTCACACTATCTGGACTGGAGGCGCATGACCATGACTACATACGAGATACTGGGCGACGCGACGACCGTCGCCGCCGTCGGCGAGGCATCGGGCGACAACCAACTGCCAGTGCATGGCATCATCTTCGGCGAGGGGGACATCAGCATGGGCATGTCGGGCAAGCGAACCCGCTGGCCCGGCGACGTCCTCGAAACCATCGAGGTCCAGCTCGGCGTGAATCTCCAACAGCGTTCGGACGTCGTCGGTGTAGCCCGCGGGCGACGTACCTTGGATTTCGTCAACCTTGCT